ATATGTATAAAAAAGAAGAATGGATATATTATATTTATAAAAATAATATAGAAGCGATAAAATATTTATTAGATAATAAATTAATTGATAATAATATTCAAGATATTGAAGGATGGACACCTTTAATATTAGCAATATTTTATAATAATATAGAAATAGTAAAATTATTATTAAGATATAAAGATATTAATGTTAATCATCAAAATGATTGGAAAAATACTGCTTTAATAATAGCATCATATAATAATAATATCGAAATAGTAAAATTATTATTAAATCATCCTGGTATTAATATATTTTTAAAAGATAATGCGGATAAAACTGCATTAGATTATGTAAAACAATATAATTATAAAGAAATAGAAATATTATTAAACAATATATCAAAACCCCCTTTTAATATTAAAAATGTAATATTTAATAAAAAAGATTGGCAAAATTATATTCATGAAAATAATATAGATGCAATTAAATATTTACTTGATAATAATTTAATAGATATTAATATTCAAAATATTGATGGTTGGACACCTTTAATATATGCTTCATATTGGAATAATATAGAAATATTAAAATTATTATTAAGTTATAAAGATATTAATGTTAATCATCAAAATTATTGGAAAGATACAGCTTTAATATGGGCATCATATAATAATAAAATAGAAATCGTAAAATTACTATTAAATCATCCAGATATTAATATATTTTTAAAAAATAAATATGGTAAAACTGCATTAGATTATGCAAAAGAAAATAATAATAAAGAAATAATAAAATTAATAAAATTAATAAAAAAACACAAGTCTAATAATTTTTTTAATAGGGTTTTATCATTTTTTAAATCGAATAATAATGATGATAATGATGAAAATATTATTGTTAGGGAAGAAAAAATAAAAAAAGATGATATCAAAAATAATATTATAATTGAATCTAAAACTTATTTAAATAAATTATTATTTTATAAAAATAAATTCGTTAATTCATATCTTGATGATATTTATGATAATACTTTAATTATACATGATGTAATAATTGAAAAAGATATTAATCCTTACAATTTGAAACAATTTCATGTTCAATATACATCAAATTTTATAGTGTTATTTGATAAAATAATTGAAAATTATAATGAAAAGTTAATGTTTATTGATAAAAAAATAGAAAAATGTAATATTGATATAAACACTAATGTTAATAAAATAAATGAATATAAAAAATCTCTATTAATGATAGAGGATAAAAAAATATTAAAATTACAATATAAAAATTATATTATCAATAATATTAATCAATTATTTGATGCATTTTTTATAAAAAATAGAACTCAAAAATATTTTATAAAAGATGAAAAAAATATTATCGGTAAAATATCAACATTTAAAGATTTTGAACAAATAAATAATCCATCATATAATCCAGATATTGATATAACATTTTCTGTATATTGGGAAAAATTTTTAACATCAGTTAAAAATGATGTGAATGTTGCAAAAGAATTCACGAATATTCTTAATACAAATATTCAAAATAAATTAATACCGTTAATATTAGATAAAGATTTATTGAATGAATGTATAGTTATTGAAACAAACCCTAATTATTCTATATTTAAAATAGATGATATATTTTTTAAAATAAATTATGAAAATAATACTTTTTATGTTATAGAACATGAAATGGATTTTAATAATTCTGAAAATGAAGAAGCAATAAAAAATAATATAAATTTATTGGAAATTGAAAATAACGATATTAAACAAAAAATCATCACTTATGAAAATGAAAAACAAGTGATAAGTTTAGATGAAGACACTAACAATTTAATAAAAAAATATTTAAACACGATTGAGAATTATTACAATGATATAAAAATTTCAGATAATTGTAATCTTGAAAAAAAGTTGTTAAATAAAATGCTTGATGTTGAACCAATAAATATTAATAATTAATTATGAAATTTTATTGTTATTATTCTTTACCTTTAGTAATATTACATGAATTATCACATTTATTCATGGCAATATTATTAAATGTTAAATTTAATAATTTTAAAATATATAAAATGAATCATGACATGTATTATAATGGGTCAATTAATATTAATGTTAATATTTTAAATTTTAAGAAATGGAAAATATGTTGTATTATATTATCACCAGTATTATTAATATTAATTCCCACGATACTTTCATTATTTTATAACGTGTTTATTTATATAATATTATATGAAATATCAACAATGTTTATAAGTATAAAAAATAATATTTTTATATGCTTATTTATACCAAGTTATTCTGATTTAAAACTCTTGAATTTTATCAGGTATAAAAAATATTTAATAGATAAATTAGGTAAAGCCAAGTTTAATAATTATAAAAATAATAATATTGATTTTAATGTTATTGTTTCGATTAATAACTTGTTAAATTACAGTGAATTTATTAAAATTTATAAATAATTTTTTTATTTAAAAAATAAGTAATATCTTTGCATTGTTAAATTAATAATATAAAATATGGAAGATAATATTGATATTAAAAATGATAATGAAGAAACAAATGATGTTAGTACTCGTTACAATATCATTTGGAAACTTATGGAAGAAAAAGGATTAACATTTGGGGAACGTATGCAAGTGAGAAAAGTAATAGCAGATTGGGCTTATCAGTTTAATCCAAATATAGAACATAACCATAAAAATAATACCTATACAAACAAGCAGGTAAAAAATTATAGTTTTGAAAGAGAAGATGAAGCTGAGTTTATAGGTGCGCTGGTAAAGTTCATTCCGAATGCTGATACAGAAAAATTAATACAGGTAATGTCAATGATACTTAAACTTTTTGATGTTGAAAGTGTTTGGACTTGGAAAGGTACTCGATAAATAAAAAATTTTAATAAAAATTTTTTTTTATTAAAAATAAATTATAAATTTGTAAAAAATAAATTAAAAAAATTATGACTATAGATGAATTAAAAAATGTTGATGTTATTTCTTCTACAAAAGAGGAAATTGACCAATTGGTTGAAAATGTATTAAGTTGTGACCATGCTGTCCAATTAGAATACGTGGATCATTTTATTCAAAATATTATACCTAATAAAGAATCTGATGAACAACCAGAAATTCATGAAAATATATATTATTTCATGAAAAGAGATGAAATGACTGCTCTCGCTAATGAGCTTATTGAAACTTCTAACGAATTATTAAAATAATTTAAATACTGAAAAATATATGGATAAGAAAAAATCAAAAAAAATCGTAGAAAAAAAATCTACTATCGAAAATAAAGGAGGTCTTATTACTAAAGAAAATTTCGATCTTTCTGCTCTTAATAAAAAAGAACTTCGTTATTTTAAACAAATGTACCCTTGTAGTGGAGTACCAATGCTTCTTTCTGAACCTGGGTTTGCTAAATCTGCCATTATTAGAAGTATAGCAAATAAAGTTAAAGTTCCAGTATATGGAAACTTACAATATATTGATCTTCGTTTATCATACCTTGATGAAACTGATATCGGGTTATATCCTAACAAGTTTCAATATAAATATACTATAACTCTTCCTGATGGAAAAACAGAAGAACATACAGAATATTATTTGGAGCATATTGTACCTAAATGGGCTTACATGGCAAATAGTCGTCCAACTATTATTCACTTTGAAGAATTAAACAGGGCATTATTATCAGTAAGAAATGCGGCACTTCAAATTCTTTTGGAAAGATGTATCGGTTATGAATTTAAATTAAATGATACAGTTTATCTTATCGCGTCAGGTAATTTGGGTAACGCTGATGGTACTGATGTTGAAGAATTTGATAGAGCTTTAAAAGGTCGTATAATTTCAATTCGTCATAAATTAACTCTTGGTGAGTGGAAGGAATATTTCGCTAATGATAATATTCATCCAATGTTGTTAAATTTCATAAGTAATAATGAAAATTTCTACTATACTGATAAAAGTAGAGCTTCTGAAGAAGAATATTCATATGCATCTCCAAGATCTTGGACATTTTTATCAGATTATATTCAAAAAAATTATAGTTATAAAATTTCTGAAGATTCTAATTCTAAATTTATACCTTTTGATGATGAAGTTTTAGAAGATTTGAGAGAAGTTGCATTTGATTATGTTGGCGCACAACCATCAAAACAATTAATAAATTGGATTGATGATATTATGAAGATTTCAATCAAGGATATTATCGAAAAATATTCGATATTAAAAACCGAAAATAATATAGAATTTACCAGAAGTAAAAAATCTGAATTAATGCAATCTTTAAGAAGTGAAAATTTGATGAATTTGAAAGATTATCAAATTGAAAATATAAAGTTATTTTTACTTGATATTAACCCTGATGAAGCTACAGCTTTCATAATACACATGCTCGATAATGAATTAAAAAATGAAAAAGAAGAACAGTTATCTGATTGTGATGAAGTAAAACAAAATTTTGTTATTGATTTCATGAGTGATCCAAGACTTAAACAATTCTCTAATAAAATTTCTAATACTATTGACGAGATGACTGATAGTTTAACTTCAGCAGAAAATGTTGAAAACTTTTAATTAATTGATTTTTTCTAACCTACCTTCCTTGAAAAAGATAAACAGTTTTTACTGTTTATCTTTTTTTATTTTCTTCCAGGTTATATATAAAAAAATGTAATTGTTTTTTTATATATAAAATAAAAAATAAACTATGAATTTAAATAGTAAAATGGATTTTGGAACATATAAAAATAAAACTGTAAAAGAAATAATAGATGCGGGAAACGGTAATTATTTAATATGGATGCATAATAATTCAAAATTTAAAATAAAATTAGATAGTGATGTTTTTATATATTTAAATAACAATAAGTATAAATATTCAAATTTATATGATTTTTCAACTTTAGTTAAATGTTATACATATAAAGGGTTCGAGATAATAAAATATCCAGAAGTTCCTAATGGTTCAGAAGATAAATGGTGTGTTCCTGAATTATATTATTTTAAATATGCCAATGAAATTAGCAAGGGATTTAAAACTGTTTCAAAATTACAATGTGAAGAAGCTATTGATAGATATTTTAATTTAAATCGAAAATTGATTCAAGAATTAGAATGATTTTTTTTTTAACTTGTAAAAAACTTAACATGATTTGTTAAGTTTTTTTTTATTTATACTATTTATATTTTTATATATACGAATAAAAATATTAAAAATGGGTAATAATTTAAATTATAAAACTCCAGTAGGAAGAAATGGGAAGAAGAAATATCATCAAGATTTCTATTTAATAAAAAATCTCAATAAATATATTGGTGATCCTACAAAATGTTTCACGAGGTCTAAATGGGAATATAATTTTTGTGTTTATTGTGATATGACACCTGAAATAACGAAATGGGGTTGTGAAACATTAACAATACCATATCAAGATGAAAACGGAAAATTTCATAGATATTATCCAGATTTTTATATTGAAGTACTTAATAAAAATAAAGTTGAATTAATAGATAGATTAGTAATTGAAATAAAACCTTTAAAAGAAATAAATCCACCATTTGTAACAACAAATGGGCTAATATTAAAACCAGAACAATATTTAAAAAAAATAACTAACACGAGTTTAGAAAGTTATGAATATCAAGTATTAACATACCAAAAAAATTTATATAAATGGACAAAAGCTAAAATATGGTGTGAAAAAAATAAATTCACTTTTAAATTATTGCACGAGGAAAAATTAAAGGAATATAAAATATTATGATAACAGATAATACTTCGGAATATATCAAGGGGAAAATATTTGTTGGTGTTATTGAAAAAAATGTTGACCCTAAAAGACAAGGTAGAGTTAAAGTTAGAGTTCAAGGGTTATTTGATGAAATTAAACTTGATGAAATTCCTTGGGCATCACCATACATGGATTTAGCTGGAAAAGAATTTAAAGTTCCAGCACTTGGAAAAATTGTAAATATTATATTTCCATATGAAACAGTATACATGCCATATTATATTTATAGTGAAAATTATAATATAAATTTACAAAATAAGTTAAAATCTTTATCTGATGAAGAATATAAAAATTTCGTTTCTTTATTGTTCGATCATAGAACTCAAATATATTCCGATGATGATGCTTTAACATTAGATTATTTTTTTAATAGAATAGAGATTAAAAAAAATGATATAGATATAAGATTAAAAGATAATAATCAAATACTACATTTAGGTCATGATAAAGCTGAACAGAGTGCAATGCTTGGTGACCATTTTTTAACATGGTTTGATAAATTAGTTAACACGTTATTAACTCCAACTTCTTTAGTTGGTAACATTGGTGCGCCAGTATTAAAACCTCAAGTAGATGCATTATTACAAGAATATTTAAATATAAGACAATCATTTTTATCACAACATGTTAAAATTGTTGATAATCAAAAATGTATAAATGGAGATTATGATAAACAAAGACAAAATGTTTTATCTGAAGATGATTTTACCGAATTCGATAATAAAAAAATATTAAACTCTCCAAGAATATCTGATGAATGTAAAGATGGAATAAAAAAGGATAGACAAAAAAATGTTGAAAATAATGAAAATTTTAAACCTGATCCTAAAGATATTTCACCACCATTAACTGAAAATACTGATACCGAAAATCCAGAAAATTGGAGTGATGGTCCAGATAATTTATCAAAAATTGTAGATAATACAAAATATACAGATTTAAATGAAGCGTACAATACTGAAGCATCATCTAATCCTGTTCAAAATACTATTCCAGTTGAAAATAATCCAGATCCAAATGGTGAATTTGCAGATAACTCAGAATTGGTTAATAACGATAATAATGCAACAACACACGAGGAAGAGGAACAAGTTAAACAAAATAATGTTCAAGAAAAGATGAGTTTAGATCCTTACGCTGATTTTTGGTCTGAAGGAGATACATTTTCTGGTAATAATACTGCTGATAAAAAAGATGATCCTGTATATGGTGTATATACAAGTTCTGATTCAGAGAATTCGTCATCATTTGACCAAAATTCTCCTATCACTACTAATTTTGATAATAATCAAACATTACCTACTCAATGGGATGATTCTAAAATTAAAAAGCTAATTTCTAATATTTATGTATTCATGAAAAAAAGTAATTATATAATTTATACTAATAAATGGGAATTGAATCTTTTTGGACTTAGAGGTGATATAAATAAAAATATTAACCAATTTAATGATTGGATGTTAGCAGTTTGGTATGATACTGATGGAATTAAAAATTTGAATAATGTTAAATATAGAATTTGGAAAATTACTACTGTACCTGGTCGTGATGGAAGAACAGGAAATGCAAATTATAAAGGGGAAAATTTAAATAATCCTAAAGGTTGTGGATGGATTAGAGAAGGTCAATATGTTAATACATGGGCATTTGGTAATCATAAATCAGGTTATGAATGTTTAAGAGAAATTAAACCTATTTTTGCTTATAGAAGTAATCCAAATAGTTCTGGAATGTTAATAGCAAAATTAGATAATGATTACGGTAATCATAGTATGCATATACATCGTGCAAGTGGAAATCAAACAACTAAAAATGTTGGAATATATTCATTAGGTTGTCAAGTATTCGCTTCACCAGAAGATTTTAAAGAATTCATGGATTTATGCCACACGTCAAAAAATAATACTAAAAAATCAGATTTTACTTACACATTAATGGCATACAGTCAAATTTCACAAGGAATTTAAAACAATTCCTTTAATAAAATTTTCATACATTCGTTAACAGCAAATTTAGTACCATGAATAATATATTCATATAAACTAAATATATTATTATTTTTTGGAACTTGCTCAAAATATGCAACATCATTACATATTTCATCAATATTATTTTGATATTTCAAATAAAAATCAAAAATATCTGGTTCGTCAACAAATCCAATTATAGGATTTTTTTCATTATCCTTTATAAAATTATTTATAAAATTTTGAACATTAACTAATTCGTCTTTATTTTCTATGGTATTTTCTAATAAATCTAAAATACCTCTTTTTAAAGATTTATATTTTTCAACAATTTTATCTTTTAATCTATCTTCAATAGATTCATATAAAAAATCTTTATATTTATCACTGTATTTTTGCATGTTCTTCTTTTTGTTTTTTATTTTTAAATCTTATTTTGTTTTTCTTTTTACCGCTTCTATTTTTCCATAAATATGGAATAATTTCTCCACTAATATCATATCCTTTAAAACTATAAATGTATTCAAAATTTTCGTAAGATTTTAAATATTTCATGTTATTGTTTTTTATTTTTATATATTAAAATTTTAATATATAAAATAAAAAATATTATAAATGATATTTAATTATAACGAGTATATTATCGAAAAAGTTAATATTAAAGGTATTCTTTTTATAGAAAAAAGTGAAGAAGAAGATGGAGAATGGAAATTATCTATTGATATTTCAGATATATTTAATTTATATAATGACCAAGATTTTATAAAATTTAATCAGTTATTTAATAAAAAAATAACAGAAAATCTTGATAATATTTCCAATATTAACGAATATGCTTGGAGTGAAATTCAACCCGAACTTGAAAAATTAAAACAATCTAATACTATTAAAGAAAGTAATAATATTTATAATAAATTATACGATTTATTTGATGAATATGAAATAGAAATAAAAAATAATAATGAACAAAATGAAACACGTTAAATATTATAACGATTTTATTAATGAAAATTTTGATAATTATGACTATACTACTGGGGATTTAATTAAAATTAATTATAATAATCAAGAATATGTTGCTAAAATTAAAAATGTATTTAACGCTTATTCATTTATAGTCAATATTAAAAGTAATAATATTTATGACCCTAAAGAAATTAAAATTGATAAATCAAATATTATTGAACTTCTTGATCCTAATAATAAACCTGCTATAGGAGCAAATCGTATTCCATTTAAACCAGATTTACCTTCAAATGATATCGCTATTAATGGGTCATATCCCGAATACCCTGTACCAAATATTTTAAATTTATAATTTATTTTTTGTTATTTATAATTAAAATATTATTAAGATAAATGTTTTTTACTATATTTATTGCATCTTCATATGCATCTACTTTTGTATCACATTTTATATAGTATTCTTCATCTTGATAACTCCCAGGATTTTTATACATATCTAATTCATATTGTAAATATTTTAAAATATTTTTAATAATATCAGATATATTTGAGTTTTTATCCATATATTGTTTCAAATGTTTGTATATTTTTTAATTCTTTTTCCATATTATGAAATATTATTTTTTTATTTAGATGTATATAAATATTTGAAATTAAATTTTCTATCAAACTTTTTAAAAAGTATTAATAAAGTTTAATAATTAAATATTTTGCACAAGTTATAATAAAACAAAAAAATTATACTTTAATTTTATCTAAAATTGATATTATTGATTTATCGTAAACAACAATTTCTGTGAAATTTTCATATTTATTTGGAAATTTCATATTTCCTCCAAATTTTCTATTATTTACTATTAAACAATCGTATTTTGTTTTAAAATTATTCCAAAATAAATCAATATTTCATTATTATTCAGAAAATCAAATTGTATTTTCATAATTTCCTGTTCTGTTGTAATATAAGGAGTTTTTGGTTTAATCAAACATTTATATACAAATCCATAATATTTACCAGTTTTATAAGCAAAATCAAGTGCCATATTATATTCAGTGGTAAAATCCAAAAATATTTCCATGTTTAGCAGTACCTATTTGATTATAATTAAAATCATCGAGTTTATCCCCACCATGAAAAGCAATTATTTCTTTTTGATTAATATTTTCATTAAGATAATATTTTATGGTTGTTACTATGAATTTTTTCAATTTGTTAAATTATTTTTTCAACATGTAAAAATTTTTAAAAATTTTATTTTTCTTTTAATTCATCAACTTTACATGTTATATTTTGTATTTCTTCTTTAATATCATTTAATAATTCTTCTGATGCTTCACCATAATCATAAACATCTTTTTTTAGATGTTCTATATCAAAAAATATTTTTCCTAAACATTTTTTATATAAATTACGTTCTGTTTGTAAATTTTGAATATATTTTTTTACATCTTTATCAAGTTTATTTATATCTAAACTTTCATTTAACATTCTTTCTTTAAATGTATCTACATGTTTTAAATCTTTCATTATATTAAATTATTTTTTTCGTGATTTGATAATGAATCTAATCCAGTTTTACTTATTTTATTTAAAATATTATTTAATTGATATTCTGATAAATCTTCATTCAAGAATTGATACCAATTTTTTACAATATTTATTTGGTTTCTCATTTATTCGTAGTATTTTAGTTTATATATAAATATTTTTTATTATATATTTTTTAATATTTGATTATTTATATTTTTATATATTCATTAGTTATAATGATCAATTATTAGTTTTTTTATAATTATCAATTAAAGATGAAAAACATTTCCGAAACTAACAATATCATGAAACATCATCATCCCATTATCACAACTACATTGTTTTTGAATAGGGAAAGTGCTATGCTCAATTGCCCAAATTTTAAAGTTTTCTTTGCTTGTTTGTTCATGTGTGCTATGGTGCATTCTTGTTATTTTCCCGCACTTTCTACATTTTACATCATATTCCCAATTTTTATTTTCTTTCATAATTTTAAATTTTATTGTTAACAATACTATATTTCATTTACTAATAAAGTTACCATGTTAAATCTTTTATTTTTCTAAATTTTTTTTCTTTTCTATTTTATTTTTTACATTACAATTTATCCAATGGTCGGAAATAAATAAATTATTATCATTTATATTAATTTGGAGAATTGTATGAAACGTTTTTCTTCTAACATATTTATCAAATACATAAAACGAATCTTCATTTTTTAATCCCCCTTCTATAAGATTATTTTTTGCATTACAGTTACAAACATATTCCATTGTATGACCAATATTTTTACCACCACCTGATGGATAATTATAAATTGATTTTTTGGTATTTGGAGGATATATTTTTTCAAGTTTATTAAGTGCCTTACAGACTAATTCTATATGTGGAATATCTTCGAATTTAACTTCTATTTTATAATATCTTAAATAGGCATCGTTAATATCAACTTTTAATTTCATAATGTAAATATCATTGTCTTTAATTTTTATTGGATTTATTTTCATATTTTTATTGTTGTTATTAACTTTTAATATTATCTTTTGTTTTTGGATTTCTTATTTTCCAAAATTCAATAGCATCTTTATATATCCAAAATTCATGAAGTTCGTAATATCTTCCCCCATCTTCTTCATAAGTGAAATCCCAAACTTCCCACTTACCTGATTCTTTATTTTTTATTGGTCTTTGACAATTCATAATTATATATGTTAAGAAATTAATATATCAAATTCATTACTATCTTTTGTTGATGCATAAGAAAATAAATCATGTAATTGTTCAAGAGTTAAATCATTTAATCTTACCTTTCCATACTTTTTTATATATTCATTCATATTATTATCTTTCCACTCAAGTAAATAATATTTAATTCTGCTTGGTAATTTTTGTAAGTTTGTTTTTTCTTCCATTTTGATATAATATTAAAATATATATTGTTTTTAAATTAATAATTATTATTTATAAAATCTATTATTAATCTATAATCTTCATCATATTTTTTTTTAATCGTAATTCGTTTATAATATTCAAATATTTTTTAATTCCCTCTAATGCTATTTCTATATTTTCATTATCTTTCAATTTTCCACCAAAATGATTATAATCATGAAATAATGCGGTTAAACCTTTTTTTTTTATACTCGTTAAATAACATCATAGAATTATTAAAAACATCTAAAATATGTTTGTTGTTATGGTAATAATTTTCCGTTTTATTATTTTCAGATATATATTTTTTCGCATTTTAAAAAATAACGTTAATATCCTTTTCTGTAAAATCATTATTATTTTTATTTGTAAATTTTTTTAAATTTTTTCATATTAATTATTTTTATTTTTTATATAAATAACTAAGGATGTTTACGATGTAACTTGGAGTTTTCATTAATATTGCCTATTATCATTATATCATTATTACAATAATTGAATAATTCTTATACTCTAACCAGACTGTAAGATTTGACCTCACTGATAAAATCTGTAATAATATCCTCAATGATTTTAATGATCTTGAATTTTATCGTCAATCTGAATATTCATTCTTACAATTCCTCAAACATATTTGAATTATTATAATTATTTATCAATAATAATTAAAATTAAATAAACAACATTTTTTTTATTAAAAAAAAATAATTTAAAAATTTTTCATGAAAAGGTTGTAAATATTACAATTATAATATTAAATTAATTTATTTTCCAATAATTCAAATTAATTGATTTGATTCAACTCCAATTGGTCTTAATCCAAATGGTATGGCATCTAATCCCCAATCGAAAGTATAACCTATTTTATTAACAGCATCTTCAAATTCACGTAATTCGTCATAACTTAATTCATCTAATTTAGATGCATATGCTATTGTTATTTTTTGTAATTCTTCAGGTTGTTTATCATAATAGTCAAATAAATCATAATATTGAATATTTTCATCATGTTGTTCATTTATTTTTTTATTATTAAAGGTTTTAAAATTATCTATAAATTGTAACATATCTTTACTTATTATTTTTTATTTATATATTAATATTTAATATTAAAAAAATATATTAAATTAATAGACAAATTATTTTTATTGGATAACTAAAAAAAAAACACATCAACTAAAATTGATGTGTTTTAACATAGAATGTTATGAATAATATTTTTTAACATATTTATTAAAAAATAATGAAAATCCATTAATATCTAACTCACAATTTCCCATCATATAATGACTCCATTCAGTATAAAATAATATTTTATCATTATCATCCATTATTTTACTAATTTCATTCCAAAGTTTACGTGCTTTTCTTTGATTAGAATAATGTCTACAAAAAATATTATTTCTAAATTCATTGAAAGTGTTATTCATCTTTTTTTACATTTTTTTTTTATAAAAATCATCAATTATTTTTTGATTTCTATCAAGAATTTTTTTTACTTGTTTATAATATTCTTCAGAAACAAGTTTTGGATTTAAACATTCAATTCTTGTTTTACCTTCTATTGGTATTACATAATTAATTATTTCATCATCTTTTGGTAAAAATCCTTCAAATTTATATATCTTCTAACCATTTATGTAATTTACTATAATATTTTTTCCATAATTTTAAATTATTTGTTTTTTCATCATTAATAAAAAATATCCTATGTTTATTGATTTATTATCAGTTTTTAAGGTTTCCCAATATGATCCATTAGTATTTATTATAATTTCTAATGGAAAAAATGCAATATCAAAATGAACATTTTCTTCTTTGAAATATTTCAATCCAGAAATTGTATTTAAATAATTTAAATCAAAAAATACATTATTTTTATTTTTCTAATATTATCAATATATCCCATGACATTTTGTGTGTTTTCAAATTTATGAAAGGCATGACTTTTAATTTTATATTTATTTTCATTATTTAATAATAACGTGTTTTTAATTAATCTTTTATCCTTTATATCACTGGTATATTTTAATTTTTCAAAATTGAATGTTGCATAATATTCAAAAGCTTCTTTTATGTGATAATCTCTAAAATTTGATATATCAATATGTGTTTTCCCATATTTAAAAATTATTTTAAATCATTTTAATTTTTAAAAATTGATTTTCTGGATGTAATCCAATAGAAAAAATTTCATAAAAATCATTATTATTTTCATCAGTGTAATAACATAAGAAAATTCCAGATTGGTCGATTTCATTTTTTCTATATAAATAAATATCATTAATATCTTCAAATATAATTTCTATATCATAAATAAAATTTTTTTCTAAATTATATTTTTTATAATTTTTTTCAGAAATTATCATAGTTTTTGCTGGACCTATTCTACCATTTGCTGCTACATAATTGATTGCATTTAAAATTTTTGTTATCAATTTTCTACTTTTTTGTAAATCGTCCAATTCTTTATATTCATCACTATTAAAGGTAAATGATTTAATAATATCATCAGGTTTATTAGATGATAATTCTTCAATTTTTTCTAAAATTGATTTTTTAATATTAGATGTTTCAGTTTTTTCCAGTTCTATCTGTTGAGTAAAACATTTCATTGCTGATGAATTTTCATTAAAATCAATCCAAGAAAAATTTGGATTTTTAACATCAGCTTTTTTTAAAATTAAAAATTTTTCAAATTTTGAATCCATAGTTTTAATATTTTATTATTTTATAATAATATTAAATTGAAAAATTTATATAATGATTTATTTTTTTAATCATTATATATTTTTTTTATGTTTTTTATTCTTCTGGTGGAGCTGGTGGTGCTTCTTCTGCACCTTCCATTTCTTGAGTACCACCACCCATTTCTTCAGTACCACCTTCACCAAATTCTTGTGTGCCACCACCTATTTCTTGAGAACCTCCACCTTCACTTCCACCTTCTGTTGCACCAGCACCACCACCAGCAAGTTTATATTTTTCATTTTCTGCAATTTGGTCATCGGTAAATTCCATGATATTTTTCATAATATACAAGATATGAAGATATGGTTTACCTTCAGCATCTTGTAAACTTGAAGATAATGTAGATGCAATTTCACTTTTTTTAGATAAGTTATTTAAATATTTCCATTTTTCAAATAATTCATTAGAATTAAATTTAACACTAATTGAAGTATGGAATAAATTATCATTTAATAATTCTGGAAAATCCAAAATCATTTGAGTTTTTAAAGGTTTAACTAATATTTCTTTAAATAAAGTTCTTAACCTTTTAATATATAATCCAAAATTTATTTCTTCTCTGGTTACTTCATTACTATCATTAAAAATGTTACCTCCACCATTATCATCATTAAAACGACCTATAGGTATTTTTGATGTTCTTCTCATGATTTTTAAAAACCATTGTAATATTGAATCTTCATTCAAATTTACTCCTCCTGGGGATATTATTTCTACTGATGGTGTTCCAGCTTCACCTTGTGGAAACCAAATATCTTTAGAAAATGGTAAATCTTTTCCACCATTAATTGAAACTGTTCCCAAATTATCATCCCATTGAACATCATCATGATAAGCTGACATCAATTCATTTATTTGTTGTTCTGCTTGAATTTTTGTTAAACCATTTGTAGGAACTATAAATTTTTTATATATTGCTGATTGATTTATATTATATAATAACCTGGTTTGTTCTAACATTTTTAATTGATTATAAGGTCTTATTAATCCTTCAACATATGATGTTTCAGAATATTCAACATTACTTGAATAAGATATATAAATTATTTGTGAATCTAATAATACTTTTCTTAATTGAGGATTATCAGGATATTGAATCCAAACTACAGTAGATGTTAAAGGATCTGTTGCTATGATTAATGTCATTGGGTCAATAGCTTGAATACCAATAATATTTTTCATTTTTGTATCATAAATTATTTCAAATGCTATATAACCATCTATTAAAAATGTTTTCAAATAATTCCAAGCAGTAATACCATCATTAAATCCTAAGTTATTATATATTTTTTTAAAATTTTCTTGATATCTTTGTTTAACGGTATTATCAAATTCTTCAGGTAAATCTTTAACTGTACAAAAAAAGTTACTATCATCATATATAACAGTTTCATCTGCAATTTTAGTAATAAAATCTTTAATTTCATCTTTTATACAATATTGTCTTAATATTTTTCTTTTATCCTCGTAAGAACGATCTAACCAAGCAATTGATTTTTTTTCTAAAAATCGTGTTAATATTTTTTTTGCAAATATATCATAAAACATGTCAGTTTGATTTTGTTGATTAACATTAATGTTTGATGTTTGAGGAGATTCGTTTGTTCCAACTGAATATGTATTTTTAATCAATTTATTTTCATAATCTAAACCTGGACTACTAAGAACTTTTAACATTTTATTAAAAAATCCTCGATTTTGTATCGTTGATGGTATTGAAGTATTTTGATTATTATTTTCTTGATAAGAATTATATGATGACATTTTTTATTTTTTGTTTTTTAGTATATATAAATTTTAAATTGCTTCATTTTTTAATTTATTCAATAATTTTTAAATATTTTTCAAATAATTTTAATTTTTTATGATACTCGATAGAATTTTCTTCGTATTCTTCTATTAATTTTTGGTATTGTTCATTAATATCAATTAAAGTTTGTTTTTCTTTACTATCCAACATTTGTTCTATCATTTTTCTCATGTCTTTATTATTAATTTTTTTACAATTTGACATGACTATAACAGGACTTATTTTAAAAGAAATCGAGTATATATCTTTTATTTTGTTAATATCAAAGGCTGTTAATGCAAAATCCATTTTATTATTTTTTAATAACATGTATATTTTTTCAAACTTATATGGTAATGGTAATTCTTCTAATGGATTTTTTTTATCCACGTTTTTTATTAAAGTAGATTTAGAATTATTAAATAAAATTTTAAAAAACTCTAATTTAAAATTTACAGGTAAATATTCAATATTTATAGCATAATATATATTTTTATTATTCACTACTTTATATTCTAAGCCTAAAATAGGACACCAGATATTATTACCATTATAATTATATTTTATTAAATAAAATTTATTTTTTAATAATTGTTCTTTTTTTATTTTTAATATTTCTTCTTTATGAGAATTAATATTATTTATAATATTAAATAATTTTTCTGTCATCTTTATTGACATTTGGGTAAAATCTGTAAAATAACCTTTTTCAGATAATATATATTGTTTAAAATCATCAAACATAATTTTGTTATATTTTTGGTAAACCTGGTAAATTTTCTAAGAAGTCTTGAACACTATTAGATGTATTGCTTGCTAACCCCCTGTAAAAATTATTTAATGATAATGAATTAAAATCATCATCATAAATGTTATCAGGATATATTTCTGGTACATTTATTTTAGTTCTTACATGTCTTAATATATCTTGTAATAAATCCCCTCTTATTTGATCAAACCTGTTTATTATATTATTTGCATAATTTTCTAATGAATTTACAGCATTGTCTAATATGGTATCTCCTAAAGATTGTAATGATTTAGAATATTCTTTCATTATACTATTTTTTTGATTTAGTAATGCTTTAGAAAATTTTGATTTGTTTCCATTTTCTTCTTTATTATCATATATTGATGCCCCAGATTTTATTTTTTTATATTTATTATCATTCAATTTTTTATCATCATCAATTTTTTTACTACTATAGGAATTTTGAAATAATACTTCATTATTTATAATTTTTGAATCTATTATATCGGTTCTTTTATTATATATATGTAAAGAATTTTTTATTAAATTAGTATTAATTTCTTTTGAAACTGATTTATATTTGATGCTAAACATTAATTTGGCAGGTGTTGTTGATTTACCTCCACCAAATCCTGCAAGTTCCATATCAGACCCATGTGATTGTGAATTAAAAAAATTAAAATTACAATCATGCAATTTATATGCAATATAAGATGGTTTATCGTTTATTATTTCTCTTGAAGAATTTGAATCATTTTCATTATAATTTGGATTGGGAATTTTAAATGTTCTAATATCTGTTATTTTAATTATCATATCAAATCTTAAACAATTCTCAGGTATTAAATATCTCTGATTTTTATATGAATATATTAAATTATTATATAATTCAGCTAAATAAATACTTTTCATGGATATATCTTCAGTTAACGAGATAATTATTAAATCTTCTCCATATTTATTAATTTTATTTGCCAATTTATCTAATCCCGCTATTGATTCTATATAATAATTGTGAGTGTTTTTTACAGGATTAAATGAAAAATTAAATAATTTATTTATTTGTATTATAAATTCTTTATATATATCTTCTCTTTTTGCAATTTCATCTATTCTTGAATATTTTTTAATAAATGATATTGCACTATTCATTCTTGGAGATTCATTCTCGATTCCATAATTAAATAATGGTGATGAATCATTAATAAATATAATATCATATCCTAAAAATGTTGGATCATCATAAATAAAATCAACATTACCAGTTTCAATACTGTATTTAAACGATTCTTCATTTTTTGTAGGCATTATTTGATTTCTGACAGTATTATAATTTGCATCATTTTTATTATTATCATTTTCCCAATCTGCTGTCCAAGTATTAGATTTATTATTCATAATTTCATTATCAATATCAGAAATTTTCGTGTATCCTAAAATATATTCATTCGTTGGTTTTTTAATATCACCCATTTTATTAATTTATTTTTTTATAAATATCATTTTTTCTTTTTAATAAATTTCCATTTTCATCATATTTATAATATATATATATTTATTATCA